GTCCCATACTATTACGAAGTCGATAAAAAATACCATAGATACTTTGTTGATTTAAAGGTTACCTTTATATCAGGAAAGACTGTACTTATTGAGATAAAGCCTGACAAAGAAACCAAGCCCCCAATAAATCCAGGTAAGAAGACCAAGAGATATATCAGCGAAGGTTTAACCTACGTAAAAAACATCAACAAATGGAAAGCTGCCAAGCGATATGCAAAGGATCGTAACTGGGAGTTTGTGATATGGACAGAAAATACTCTTGAATCAATGGGTATCAAGCCAAAGTCCACTAAACCTTTGAAGCCTTTTAAGAGAAAAAAGGTAAAAAAATGATATAAATAACATTATGAAAATAGGAACCGTAGATGAGCAATCTTTTTAACAAACTAGAACTAGAAGCATTCCGCAAGGGAATCACACCGAGAACTAAAGAGTCTCAAGCGTGGTTTCGTAAGCGTGTGTCTAGAATGAAGTCTCTGAATCGAAGAGATCTGATGAGAGATGATCAAGTTAGCTTACAAAATCGTGTGGGTGCTGGTCAGATGTATATGTTTTACTACGATCCAAAGCACAAGAAGACCTTGCCATACTACGATAGGTTTCCTCTCATCGTAATGGTTGGACCTGCAGAAGGTGGGTTCTATGGTCTCAATCTACACTATCTACCAAATGCATTAAGAGCCAAGTTTCTTGATGGTCTTATGGATACGATGAACAACAAGAAATATGATGAAACAACAAAGTTTCGAATCAACTACAGTATGATGCAGAGAGCATCTAAGTTGAGATATTTCAAAGCTTGTTACAAGCATTATCTTAATGATCATGTGCGATCACGGTTTGCTAATATCGAAGCGCCAGAATGGGAAATCGCAGCATTCTTACCAGTTGCAGATTTTGCAAAAAGTTCGATATCAAATGTTTATAGAGATTCAAGGATGAAGATTAATGGCTAGAATCGACGAACTAAAAGGCTTGGTATCAAAGGGTAAAGGTATTGCACGTGGCAACTCTTTCAATGTATTGCTTCCATCTTTTCCAGGTGCTACTTCCAGAGAAGTGAATCTTCTATGTAATGGAGTAAACCTTCCAGGCCGTCAGATCATGACACAAGAAAGGAAGATTGGACTGATCAATAGGAAAATTGCATATGAGCAAGCCTATGATGATGTGAGCATGACGTTCTTGATTTTGAATGATTATGGTATAAAAAACTATTTTGAGACATGGCAAAATCTAGCCATCAGACAAGATGGGTTGTCTGTAGGTTATTATAATGATTATACCTTCGATGTTAAGATTCAACAACTGAGAAAGGGATTTTCCATTCCAGTTTATAGTACTCCATTAGGATTGCCACCGCTTCCTGCTGAGATACAAAACAGATTACCTAAGATTGGATCACTAGATCTCGCTCAAGGACAACTAGACTTGGACTTAACAATCAATAAAGATCAAGTAGTGTATGAATGCACTTTGGAAAAAGCATTCTGTACAAGCATGTCAGCGGTCCAGTTGGGTAATGACGCTGATGGTGTAATGCAGTTACAAGTTCAGTTATCATATAAAAACTGGAGATCTTCTAACTCCTATGCCTTTGGACCATCATCGAATCCAAATCAAAATGGATTTAATATCTCTCAACCCGTAAACACTACCAAGCCTTTATCATCAGTAACGGAAAACCCTGCTGTAAAATTGTTTGGTAAGGCCACTGGCCTTTATTAATAACTATATCATAAGGAATAAATGAAATGGCACTGCCTAAGTTAAATGATAAACCAAAATATGAAATGAAGATTCCTTCAATCGCACAGAATGTACGGTTTCGTCCATTCTTGGTGAAAGAAGAAAAAGTTTTAATGATTGCACAAGAGTCGGAAAATGCACGTGATATTCTTCATGCTGTCGTAGACACTCTTGATGCTTGTGTTGATGGTGGAGTTCCGAAATCAAAACTCACTGTGTTTGATGTTGAATATATGTTCGTCAAACTCAGAGCAAAATCGGTTGGCGAAACTGCTAGTGTTAACGTCGAGTGTAATCACTGTAAAAAACATAATAAAGTAGATATTAATCTAGACGAACTTCATATTGAAGTTCCAGACGCAAATGCGTCGTTGATCGAACTCACTGAAGACATTACTCTCGAAATGAAGTGGCCTAACTATCTGGATCTAGCCAGCTTGCCATCTCAAGATACGTCAGATTCCAAGGTTGCATTCCACATCCTAAACAGGTCTTTGTCTGCAGTTATTACTGGAGATGAGCGGATTGATATGAAGGACGAATCTGATGCAGAGATCGAAGCTTTTGTTGAGTCTATGAATAGAGATCAGTTTGAAAAGATGCAACACTTTATAGAATCAATGCCAAAGCTTGCTCACGATGTTGAGTTTAGTTGTGAGCATTGTGGTGAAGAAAACACTAAAACACTGGAAGGAATGGCAAGTTTTTTCTAGTATGTCTATCTCATAACGATCTGAGTAACTATTACCAGACCTCATTCAGCTTGATGCAACACCATAACTATTCATTGAGTGAGATAGACGAAATGATACCATGGGAAAGAGAAGTATATCTCTCATTATTGATACAGTATTTGAAGGAAGAAGAACAACGCCAGAAAGAGGCAGCGAACTAAAATGGCAGAAGCAACCCTAAACGACGTCGTTACCAATCTAAAAGCCGATAACAAACGTCTAACAAGTATTGAACAAAATACTCTTGATACCAAGAAAGCACTTAACAAGTTCTTGGCTACCCAACAAGCTATGGCTGGGGATCAGTTAGAAGCCATGCGAGAACTTGGTGGTGGAAGTCAAGGTGCAGGAAGCAAAACCCCTGCCCCTGATGCAGGTGGCGGTGGTGGAAACATATTCGGATTTATTGGCGGCTTGGGGTTGATAGGCAAAACTGTGACTGCTATTGCGGCAGCTTTTGGTGTAGGTCTTGGATTGATTATGGGTCAAGTGAAAGCCATTAAAACATACATAAAGATACTCACTCCTTCAGGTATTATAAAATCTATTGATTCGTTGAAGGCAAGTTGGGTGTCAAAGGTTGATGATCTTAAACTAAAAGCTACTACTAAGATCACCAGTATTACAACTGCTATTGGTGCCGCCTTTGACGACATGAAAGCCAAGTTTACTATAAATCCCGAATCTGCTATGGGAAAAGCACTAGCCAAAGTCTCGGGTATTGCAACTCGTGTTGGTGATCTTTTTGACAACATAAAGGCTAAGTTTTCTATAGGTCCGAAATCTACTTTAGGTCTCAAATTGGCAACGGTCACGACTGTATTCACTGACATGGGAACACAGATTGGAAAGATAACCACTCCAATCACCTCTGCAGCAACCACTATTAAAGAGGTGATATTAGACAAAGTAAAATCGATCAAAAACTGGTTTCATCTCATTGGCAGTAGGGTAGGTCGCTTTGGTGGAATCGTTACTAAAGTTGCTGGAGTTGTTGGTAAAGTATTTGCCCCTATTGCGATTGTCACAACAGCATGGGAAACGATTACAGGCATTATTGATGGATGGAAAGAAGATGGATTTCTAGGTGCTCTGAAAGGTGGCATCGAGGGATTTGCAACATCTTTACTCACTGTTCCTTTGGATCTCATAACAAATTTGGTTGGCTGGCTCGTTGGACTGTTTGGGTTTGATGAAACAGCACAAGTACTAAAAGACTTTTCTTTCACCGACTTGTTTACTAATATGCTCGATGGCTTATTCGACTTTGTAGACAAGGCCATCGCATGGGTCAAAACACTATTTACAGATCCTGTAGCAGCATTAAAAGAATTGTATAAAGGCATTTACGGAGAAGAAGGTCTCATAAACACGCTTGTATGGAAACCTATATCCAAAGCCATCGATTGGGTTATGAAGAAGTTTGGCTTTAGTGATGAAGACGCACCACCCTTTGATTTGTATACCACTCTCACTGATACATATGCAAAGATCAAAACTGCATTCACGAATGGGCTTACTGACATTGTAAACTGGTTCAAACGAACTCCTCAACTGGTGGCTCTCGAAGCAGAGGAAGCATTGCAAGTTGCGATTGTTAAGTTGAAAAAAGGTTTCCTTGGTGTAGCCAAGTTTCTTGGGGATCTACCCAATAGGGTTACACTCGGTGTCATTGAGTCAATTGGATGGATTGGTGATTGGATTCCAGGTATGGAAAAAGCGGCAAAAGCAGCCCAAGCGAGTCTCGACGAAAGAGAACTCACAGCGACAAAAGGGTTTCAAAAGCTTGATGAAGAACTAGCGCAAACGATAAGAAATATTGATGAACGAAGAGCCAAAGTCAACGCTGCAAATACCAGACAACCAAGTCCGAATGTTAACGTTGGTGGTGATAACAACTCCGTTCAAGATAACTCAACCAGCAACACAACCGTACTCAAAGGCGAAACCACGAGTAGCGTGGATGCAACTTACGAAGCCTTGCCATAAAAACGAGGGGCTAACCATGGCCCCTCACGTGTGTATTACGGCACAACCCGATCAATCAAAGAAAACGTGCGAGTTAGCCTTCAGCGGCTAACTTTGCAAAGTACGACATTGGATCGTCATCATTTGACTTCTCTTCAACCGAGACAGTAATAGTCTCTGGATCACTCGATACTTCAGTGATCGACTGAGGTGGCAACTCATTCATTGGAGCGGCAGGTGTCTCGTTGCCGAGTTTCATCTCATCGCTCATGCTCATCATACCAGTTGTACCGAGAACGCTTTCAAGCTTTGCCTTGAGTTCTCCATAAGACTTGTAGTGATTTGGATCTGTATATTCAGACAGATCATGCATAGAGTTGTAGATACCCTCACAGTAGTCATCACTACCGAGTTCAGATGGACCATCAAACTCAGACTTATCATAGTTACGATAGCCTTCGACCTGACGGATCTTCAGTTTGAAGTTTGCACCTTCCCAAAACTCAAACGGATTGATTGGTTTCTCATCTTGAAACTGTGGCTGCATCACATCCATGATCTTATCAAAGATCTTCTTACCATACTGATACATGAATACCTTGCCTTCATTGGAAGGGTTGCTTGGATCAGACAGTACAAGAACGTTAGACACATAGTGAAGACGACGCTTCTGCCTACGTGCTTCTTCTTTGTCGGCATCGATACCAGAGTTCCAAAGTTTTGAGTTTAACTCACCCACTGGATCATCTTGACCAATGGATGTCAAAGACCGTTCGATATACCATTTACCAGTTGGTCCCTTGAACCCATGATCCCAATAACGAACCCATGGAAGGTTTGTATCTTCGGCTGCGGGCAAGAAGCGTAGAACGGCATAACCATTTCCTACCTTGTCCACGGTTGGTTTCCAGATACGTTCATCTGTGTATGATTTGGTGGTACCACCACCTGCACTCTCAGCGGCATTGATTAGTTTTTCGATGCCACCTTTGTTGCGTTTTAGGTTTGAAAAAGACATATTATATTTCCTTTATATGTGCTGAAGTGTTTCTGTATTATACATTGTATCATAATATAAGTGATTCGTATACCCACTATATATCAAATTCCAATTCTGTTTCTCGTGGCAAAAGGTTTAACTTCTTTGCTTCTGCCTCGATCTTACTTCGGATTGGAGCCGAAATAAACTTTCTTACACCCTCTGGATCAATGTCATTCTTTTCACAGATGACGAGTATTGCATCCATATAGGACATTTTTTTATCCAGCACGGCTTTCTCAACCGCACTGGTAAACACTGCTTTTGTTAAAAATTCTGTTGTCATTTATCGAGTACTCTCAATATGATTGTATCCTTGTTGATACGTGCCGTAGGCACTTTGGTTTTTGTTGTAAGCGAGTTCCAGTGCTTGTCGATCTGTCGAATCGTCTTTGTTTGAAACACACTCAGGCTCACGTCTGGTTTACGAAGCGATATCATTCGAGACTGTTCAAGGTCTACTTTCTGTAGGGTGGACCCCTTCACTTCAAATCCATTACGGTTATTTGAGACATACTCTGTAATGGTCTTGTACTTCGTATTGAATGTATACAAGCGCATTGCTCCTACAATAGACATAGGGTTAATACTATTCAGTTTGTATTCCTTCGAAGCCTTCAGATAGTTCAGTTTCGTTACTTGTTTATCTGCAGTCTTTACACGAGGTTTACGAACGGCACGAGTTGCCTTCTTGGATAGAATATACTTCTCGGTATCTTCGATCATACGAGTCACCCACACAAGCAACCCTTTCTGTTGCTTCACAGTCATACTCCCATAGGCTTCAACTAAATCAGGTGTCTTATTCGTGACTAACTCTTCGAGTTCACCTTTCAGAGGCTGGTAGTATTTCATAACCATTTGAGCACCAATCAAAGAGACACCTTCACTCACAAGCTTGTCATACATGTTAGTATTTTCATACTTCTCCCAAGTATCAAGCATGCCTTCAATATCGGCAATCAAAACATTAGCGGCTCGTTGAGTTCTCTCAAACGGAGTTACTTGTGGTACGGTAGGCTTTTCATCATCACTCGCAACACGTTCAGTAAGTCGCTGAGTCGCCCATTTAGTTACCTCAGAAATATAGTTAGTAGTAACCTTCTCTAAGGTGTATCCATTCGGCACTTCATTACCA